CGGTCATTCGAATCCACCAATTGAAGTTCGAAGACACGGATGACGTGACGCGAAACTGATAGGAGGCCCGATGAGGGGATATGATGCCAGAAACCTGTCGGAAGAACAGGTTGCCAAGTGGCGCATTGCGCGCTGGAAGGCCCGCACAGACCTGGAATGGCTGTGTCAGAACGTTCTGAACTACAAGAACGTGGAGCACAAGTATCACGGGCCGGTCCTTGATATTCTGCAAGACTTCCCTGCGCCCCGCGATTACGCGGAGATGTGCGAGTACGACCAGTTTGATTCGGGTCAGGGGCGCTGGACCTTCCGGCCGATGCAGGAAAAGATGTCGAAGCTACCAAACAAGCGGCGGCGGCTCATTCTGGACCCCCGCTCACACCTCAAGACCACGATCAACGTCCAGGCGCACACGATTCAGTGGATCCTGAACTACCCGAACATCGCAATTCTGATCACCCAGTCAACCATCGACAAATCGGTGGCCGTCGTGGGCGAGATCAAGAAGCATTTCACCCAGAATCCCGTGTTCCGGCAGCTATTTCCCGAGCATGTCCCCCAGCGCGCGATCAACGATTGGGGTACGAAGGCCGAATTTACCTCCGAGAGCCGTGCAAAGCACATTACCCGGCGAGAATCGACCGTCCAGGCCGCCTCTATCGACAAGGGACTGGCCGGATACCACTTTGATGTCATGAAATTCAGCGACATCGTCGAGCCCTCGAATACGAAGACCAAGACGATGATCAAATCGGTCATCGCGGGCTTTTTCATGATGGAAAACCTGTTGGTCTCGCCCGAATACTGGATCGATGTTGAGGGCACCCGCTACACCCACAATGATCTGTACGGCAAGCTGATCGAGGAGTGGGAAAAACAGGTTGCGGCGGAAAAGGAGCCCGAATATTTGGTTCATGTGCGCTCAGGGTGGCAGAAGGAGTGGGCTCGGGAGGCTATCGAGAAGGGCGAAAAGCCGAAATACACCCCCGACAAGCTCGATTTGCCCAATTTCAAGGACGAAGACGGCCACGAAGTTCCGATTTGGCCCGTCGACAACGAAGGTGTGGTCCGATTCACGTACGAGAAGTACAAATCGATGCAGGAGAAAGATCCTTACATCTTCTCGTGCCAGCAGATGAACAATCCCATCGGTGGCGTGGGCGGATTGGAGATTTTTGCGGTCGATGAGTCGAGGCCCCGCATTATTTCCGTCAAAGACTACAGAAATGTCCGGATTGTCGGCACAGAAGTGGTCGTAGACACCGCTGAGACGACCGCGGAGGGCTCAGACTACACCGCCATTACCGTTGGCTCGTGGGACGCGTACGGACGCCTCTACGTGCGTCAAATCATGCACGGAAAGTGGGTGCCGGACGAGATTTGCAAGAACATCATCGCGGCGGCACAATACTACCGCGCGGGGGAGGTCAAAATCGAGGAAACGAGCTTCGTCCGGGGCCTCATGCCCACCATGCAGCGGTATATGCAGTTGACCAACTCGTATATCCCCATCACCCTGCTCAAGCGGGACAACCAGACGGCCAAAACCGAGCGTATCCAGTATACGCTGCAGCCATGGTACAAGCAGGGTCTGATCGTCTTCCTGGAGAACGTGGATCCGACCGCGATGATTCATGTCCGTAAGGAACTGAAGGAATTTCCACTCGGGGACCACGATGACATCCTGGACACCCTGGCCGACTTTTTCCAGACCAAAACATGGTTTGGACGCCATATTCCGCGGGGCCACGCCCAAAAGGTGATTGATCGGGCAATGTCGGACTTTCTTGGCATCACGTCGCCCTACGCGGAGCCCGATGGCCTGCTTCCGAGCCAAGCAAATGTACCCAGGGAGCTTATTGACACTCGCACGGGTTGGTAACGTGTATAATAGGAGAGAGGACATCCATGCCCCAAGAGCAGACTCCACCCCGGGTACCAGACGTGAATCTGGAGGAGAAGCCGTTTCGTCTCAAGTACGATCCGCTTACGACCCAGTATGCCCTGTCGCTGGTAACGCAGACGTTCAACCATTACGAGAACTACCGCCGCCGGAATCATGAGAACCGGTGGCTGATTCATGAATCTCTGTACCTGGGATGGTTGCCGCAGAAGTTTTGGGAAGGTACCCAGATCCCGCGGGCAAACCTGGGGATGCCCCTTACTTTTGACCAAGTTGAGACCGCTTTGCCGGTGCTCTATCAGGCGCTCTTCGAGCAGTCAGATGAGTGGTTCGAGGTGCAGGCGACCCCGGGAACCGATCCCCAGACCGCCAAGGCAGTACAGGGCTGGCTACGATATGCGCTCGAGGGGACTACGGACGAGTACGGCCGGACCGCGCGCAATCAGTTTCTGATGGCGATTAAGGACGTGCTGCTTTATGGAAACGGCGGTGTCGAGATCTATTGGGACACGAAGAAGCGCCAGCCATCCGTCCGCGCGGTGGATATTCGGGATGTGTATCTGGACATGTACACCCCCTCGCCGGACATCGACATGGCCCGCTCGGCCATCGTTCGGCGGCTGATGACGGTTGAGGAGCTTGCGGAGCTTCGTGGAGACGACCGGATGGACATTCCGGCCGACGAAGTTCTGTGGCACATGGCCAAGACGAGGCCCCTCACCTCCGGCGACCAGCAGCAGAATTATCGGGATGCGCTCCGGCAGCAGACCCGAAATGACGGCGTGGACGTGGTGCCGAATCCGTCCGACAACCAGATCGAAGTGCTGGTATATTACAGCCGGACCCGGATCATCTGGGTGCTGAATCGGCAGTGGGTCGCCTACATCGACCAGAATCCATACGAGTGCATCCCACTCGCCTTTGCGCCGTGCTACATCGTGCCGTGGCGGTTCTACGGCATGAGCATCGCCGACGTGCAAGAGGGCAACCAGCGTTATATCGAGGCCCTGTTGAATGGCCGTCTCGACGAACTTTCGCTTTCTATTCACCCGCCCCGCGTTCAGCGCCGGACCACCATCATGACACCGTCGCAAGAGAGGTGGCGGCCCGGTGCAGTCTTCACCGCGGATGACGCGAAGGACGTGGCGTTCCAGATGCCGGGTGGGGCCAGCGCGAACGTATTTTCCGAAATCCAGTACCTTGAGCTCCTGGCCGAGAAACGGACCGGTCTGAACAGTACCATGCAGGGGATTCCGCGTGGCGGCAATGTCAACCGGACCGCGACCGGTGTGTCGAGTCAGCAGCAGGGTGCGGCCAGCCGTATCGGTATGATTGCGAAGCACATCGAGGACTACATGATTGTCCCGGCGCTTTACAAGATGCTGAAAATGCTCCGGACTCACCGCGGCTACCAGGATGTTGTGCCCACCCTCGACGAGCGCGCGAATCTCGCCGGTGGGGCCCAGATTGCCCAGATGCAGGGGCAGTATCGCTTTGTGATCCACGGTTCGAGCCGCATGATGACGAAGGACCAGCTTATGCAGGTGGTGGGCCCGATCATGCAGTTCATGATGAGTGGCCCGCTCATTGGTGCCCTCCAGCAGACCGGCCGGACCGTCGACTTCGATGTCCTTGTGGACATGCTTCAGATCGCTACGGGTACCAAGGATCGATTCAAGTTGGTGCGCGAGTTGTCTCAGCAAGAGCAGCAGGCTATGCAGCAGCAGCAACAGCAGGCCGAGCAGCTTGAGCGTGAGAAGGCGCAGCAGGACGGTCAGATCCGGCTCCAGATGGGCCAGATGAAGCAGGAGACCGAGCACGAGAAGAATCAGGTCGAGCTCCAGAAGGCGATGATCGCGAAGCAGCCTTCGCAGGGCGAGATGGAGATGGAGCAGATGAAGCTCCAGAACGAGCAGATGGCAGCCATGAGCGCCCGGGAGCTTGAGAAGATCAAGGTCGAAGCCGAGCGTGAGAAGAAACGCATGGAAGTTATGATGAAGCAGGTTGAGCTTCAGTTGAAGGCCCGGTCGCAGGCCATGGACCTCAATCACATGCAGCAGCAGGGTCAGCTACAAATGCAGTTGGCCGAGCAGCAGAACCAGCAGCAGTTGAACCAGTCGTTTATGACCAACGCAATGGGTCTACGGCACCAGTCGGCCAAAAATGAACTTGACCTACAGAGCAAGAAGGCCGCTCGGGATGCAGAGCCCCGTAAAGCAAGCACCAGAGCAAAGAAGGAGAAGAAGTAACTACTGACTGAGGAGTGAGTATGAACCCGCAACAAAACTTTACCGCAGAAGATGTCAAGTACATCGCCGACCTGCCTAACCACGCCGGTTGGTCAATTTTCAGAGACATGGTCCAGGCTACGCACGATGCGCTACTCAATGCGCTGGCAGCCGCTCGTACCGATGAAGAGCAGCAGCGCCTATACACTGAGTGGCGCGCGTATCGGGCCTTCCTTGTCAACATCCTGAATATGGAGGCCTACGCGCAGCACATGGTCCAACAGCTTCAGGAGGCACAGCAGACTCTCGTAAACCAGACCCCGCCAGGAGTGTTCAACACCCCAGAGACTCAGCAGACATCTGAGGAGCATCAGGCGATGATGCAGCATCTCCGGCAAGCGGGGCCCATGATGTCCAAATTGGGCCCACCTAGGTAGGTAACCGATTTGATATAATTGATTGGAGGAAGCGCACTATGAACAACCAAGATCCGCAGTTCCAGGAGTTTGTCCAGGAGGTAGCGGGCGCAATCCAGCAGAATCAGGGACCTGTCCTGAATCCCACGCGTCCGGCTCAGACCCCCCACCAGCAGCCCGAGCCTATTCGGCTAACCGTGGAAGGCCAGCAGTATGAGTTCGCGAACCAAGCGGACCTGGAGGCCACCCTGTCCAGCACGTTCCAGCAGTTCCGCGGCAAGATCGAGGAGCTCTCCCAAGACAAGGCTGAGCCCCAACAGCAGCAGCAGACGGAGCAATTTGACCAGAAGCAATTCATGGACACAATGGCCAAGGATCCCGTGGCTGCCATGGATTACCTGGACAAGTTCCGGAATGCCGAGTCGGAGCAGAAGGTCGACCAGCTTCAGCAACAGGTTGCCCAGCAGAACTATACGCTGGCAGCGTACGAGTTCAAGGAACGTCACCCCGAGTTCAGCGCGAACCCGCAGGGGCACGTGATTCTGAAGCAGATCATGAACCAGAACGGATGGGACATGAACTATCAGAACCTCGAGGCCGCCCTGGCTATCGGGCAGATGCGGGGCATGTTCCCGACACGGCAGCAGTTTGACGCGTACATGGCCCAGCAGGCGCAGCAGGCCCAGATGACGGCCAGCCAGGAGCAGTTGCCCGATCTGACCCAGTTCCAGCAGCCCCAGCAGCCCCAGCAGCAGTATCCACAGCAGGCCCAGAATCCGGGTGTCGACCCGGCTATGTTCCAACAGCCGATGGGAGGCCCTGCCCCCGCCGCCCCACAGACGAATCCGCTGCAGCAGCAATTCGCGCAGGGTGGTCCGGTAGCCCCGCCTCCGCAGGTTCCGGTTGGCAACGCGCCGGGCGTAATTCCGCCGAATTTCGTGGAACAGGCGGAAAACATGACCGCGGACCAGCTTGAGCAGGCAATCAATGCGATGGCCCAGGGACTGCCGCCGCAGGGCTAAGTTGCTCCACCAGCGGGAGTTATGACCCCGCATAGCTGTACCGGGAGGAGTCGCGCCAGACCGGCTCCTCTCGCACACTTTCAGTATGTTATACTAAAAGTGGAAGGAGAAACACCAGCATGGCTTACGCACCAGCCGGAAACCTAACCACAAGCTCGGGTCTAGCCCACCTCCAGAGCGTGTATTACAAGAAGCGGGCAATGGACCGTCTCCAGAAGAAATTTGTGTTCAGGATGGCTTGCGAGAAGGACATGATTCCGAAGCAGGTCGGCCGAACGGTACAGTTCTTCCGGTACACGAACTTCACAGCAAACACGACCGAGAAGACTGAAGGCGCGGTTGGTACGAGCCTCAGCCTGACCAGCAAGATCCTGTCTGCGACCGTCTCGCAGTACACCGCGTTCATCACGGTTTCAGATCTGCTGAAGGACACCTCCCTTGATCCCATCGTTGAGGCGGCCGCCGGTTTGCTTGGCTATCAGGCCGGGCTCAGTGTCGACACCATCACCCGGGGCGTCATCGATGCCGAGAGCTCAAGCACCAATCAGGCGCTTTTGGCGACATACCTGCGGGTGTCTGACCTTCGGAACGCGCGTCACCAGCTTCAGGCGATTGACGTGCAGCCGTTCGAGGACGGGCAGTTTCTCGTGTTCGCGCATCCGTACTCCACGTACGACTTGGTCAATGATCCGAATGCGATGGGTCTGGCCGACATCGGCGTGAAGTACAACCCTGACTTCAAGCAGTCGGCACTGGTCCGCTACGAGGACCGCGGCACTGTGGCGAACGTCGCCGGGTGCAAGGTGATCGAGAGCACCAACGTCAAGACGCAGACCACGCCGAACCGGTATCGGACCTACGTCTTTGGTAAGGGCGCGGTTGCCTGTGTCGACCTCGAGGGACGTGGACCGACCGACGTGCGCGACCCCCGCAAGACCAGATTCAATATCGCGGTCATTCCGGGCTCGAAGTCTATTGCGGATCCGGAAGGCGTGATCGGGGCGGCCGTTTCGTACAACTTCGTGTTTACCACGGTTGTGCTCGAGGGACCGACCGGGATCGGCGGTAGCTACCGCTACAAGACGCTCGATCCGCAGTCAACCATCGGATAGCAGCTTTCTCCCGGCTGCTGGCCGGTTGAAGATTGAAGAGCCCTGGGAGAAATCCCGGGGCTTTTCTCATTTAGGGCTTGACAAAGCCTTGGGAGTGTGGTAGCGTAAGATCATGATGCAGCAACCCACCTAAGGGGCGCGATCAATGAGCACAGGCCCACCAAAAAGTTGGTCACGCCCCTTGACAAACTGCTGCTTTTGTGGTAGGATGGTTTCAGATGGATGGGAAACGGGACAGACACCCACCATCGAGTGTTTAAACAGAGTTTTTGGGTCAAGCTAGTGTTAGCGGGAGCACGCCTGCCTTGCAAGCAGGGAGGGAGGGTTCGAATCCCTCGTGATCCACCAAGTTTTGGGTGCAGAGTGTCGCTGGATGCACGCTGCGTTGTCAGCGCAGTAGAGCGGGTTCGAATCCCGTTGTACCCGCCATTTTGTGGTGCTTTTGGTGTAGCGGAGAGCATGGCAGGCTGTGAACCTGTCGGGATGGGTTCGAATCCCATATCGCACCCCAAGTGGTCGAGCGGAGGACGCCCAGCCGGGGACAATCACTGCTTAGGCAAATTGCGGCGAAAACCTCCGCAGAGTTTTTGCGGTCATGGTGTTAGTGGCAGCATGGAACCTTGCCAAGGTTCAGGCCCGGGTCCGAATCCCGGTGATCGCTCCAGTTTTTGCGTCCGTGGTGTTAACGGCAGCACAAGAGGCTTCCAACCTTTTGGTGGGGGTTCGAATCCCCCCGGTCGCTCCAGTTTTTGGACCGGTGGTCTAGTGGATATGATACAGGACCCTCACTCCTGTGACCCGAGTTCAATTCTCGGTCGGTCTACCAAGTTATGTGCCGACGTAGTCTCGTAAGGGGCGGGAGCGGGCTGTAACCCCGATGTGCTTAACAGCACCCTCTTGGTTCGAATCCAGGCGGCGGCACCAAGTTCATGCCCATTTCGAAGTATTACGGCGGGTCCGGCGAGAAGGTCATGCGCAAGATGAAGAAGCGATATGGCTCCAAGAAAGGCAAAAAGGTCTTCTACGCCACGCACAACAAGCGTGAGGGTGAGAAGATTCTCGAGCGGGCTTGCACAAAGAGATAATCGGCTTGTAGCGTAAGGGTGAGCGCTCCTGCCTTGGGAGCAGGAAGACGGGGTTCGAGTCCTCGCTGGCCGACCAATTTGTTGGCGTGTGATGTAACGGTAGCATGGGTGGCTGTTAACCACTTCGTGCAGGTTCGAATCCTGCCGTGCCAGCCAGATTGTGGAAGCGTCGTCTAGCGGTCTAGGATGCGGGCCTTTCAAGCCCGGTGACGCCGGTTCGAATCCGGTCGCTTCTTCCAAGTTTATGTGCCTCGGTGGTGGAACTGGCAGACACGCTAGTCTTAGAAACTAGTGCCTTCGGGCGTGAAGGTTCGACTCCTTCTCGGGGTACCAAGATCTGGCCTGCTGGCGGAATTGGCAGACGCGGGGTCCTCAAACGGCCCTGCCGAAAGGCGTCCCGGTTCGAATCCGGGGTGGGTCACCAAGTTTTGCTCCTGTAGCTCAGGTGGCAGAGCACCCGGCTGATAACCGGGAGGCTAGGGTTCGACTCCCTACGGAGCACCAAGTTATGTCAAAGCTAAAGTTGTTCTTTGAATTGCTTTACAAGTTGCCCGGGTTTTTCGTTGAAATTGCTTGGACCTGTCGGCGATGTGGATTTACGTCCTCTGCGAGTTTGGGGGCTGCGTTCTTTGCCGTATCGGCCATTTCGAAACACGCTTGGCAACAAGCAAGTACGCCCTGTAGTCCCAACGGGTGAGGAGCCTCTCTTACAAAGAGCGCAATGGCAAGGTTCGACTCCTTGACGGGGTACCAATTTCTGTCGGTCTGTGGTGTAAGTGGGCAGCATACCGGACTTTTAATCCGGGAGGTGAGGGATCGTGGCCCTCTGGATCGACCAAGTTATCCGGCCTGATCAGTCGGACGAAGCGTGGACCGGATCTGAGACGTAGGTTCGAATCCTACCCGGTATAGGCAGTGGACGCACGGAAGTCCTGCCGGTGGTGCAGTGGATAGCACGCGGATCCGTAGTCCTCGCACAAGTTTTAGCTCGTTCGTCTAATGGACAAGGCACGTGGCTACGAACCACGAAATCCGGGTTCGACTCCTGGACGGGCTTCCAAGTTTTGCCGTCGTGGTGATAACGGCCAGCACACATCCTTGGTAAGGATGGGGACAGGGTTCGACTCCCTGCTTCGGCTCCAGTTTTAGGTCTCTGGTGTAATGCAACATGCTCGGCTCTTACCCGAGAAGATCAGGGTTCAAATCCCTGGGGGCCTACCAAGTTTGGCTCGGTAGTGTAGCGGCTGCACACCGGTCTCATAAGCCGGAAGTGGGGTTCGAATCCCCCGAGAGCCACCAAGTTATGTGCATCAAATATTTCGCTTGGGTCGTTCAACAGGATAGGACGGAGTCCTCCGAAGGCTCAGATTGCGGTTCGAGTCCGCACCCGAGTTCCAATCTTGACGGGTATGTGTGCATTCGCACCTTTCATCGCGACTGTGACCCGGCTGGCTGGGGTGTCGGTATCTACGAAGACACTAGTGGTCATAGGATTGCACAATCTGGTCCCGTGGAGATTAAGGAATCCAACAGCTTGAATCCAGAGTTGATGCGAGCTTGTAGGTTAGTGGTCCCGTAGTCTAACGGACAGGACGGCGCTCTTCTAAAGCGTCAGGTGCAGGTTCGACTCCTGCCGGGACTTTCAGTTATGAAGAAAAGATACGCATACGATGAACCAGGATGCGACGGCGGCAATGTGCGGGTCATAGTTCCGTATGAGCGCGCGGTCGAGCAGTCTCGCGAAGTTTGGAGACGAGTGAAGCCCGGCATTCCGGATCCGCGGTCTGACGAAGACGCTGTCGATGATTTCATCGTAACAAATTGGGCGTGGTCGATAGACGATGAGGGCCACCCCACAAGCCTTCCAGGTGTTGCAGGCGGCACGGTGCTCTCGTAAAGCACAAGGCGGGGTTCGAGCCCCCGGTTAGGCTCCAGGTTATGAAGAAGCTATATGTGCTCCACCGTGTGGACTCGCGTGAATCCGATTCAGGCCTGAGAAGTTGGCACGAGTCGGAGGTTTATCGTGAGGCGTATGCAAGCAAAGAAGAAGCGAAGGCGGCGGCTCGTACAATGCCCCTATTCCTGTGGGCAATCGCCGAGATTGAGGCTCCCGTCGTCTAGGCGGACAAGGCGCGGCTCTCCTAAAGCCGAAACGCTGGTTCGAGTCCAGCCGGGAGTTCCATTTTCTACTTGACAAACACAGATAGCTGTGTTACAATGGTTTTGGAAGGGTGGCTGAGTGGCTAAAGGCGCTCGGTTGCTAACCGAGTGGACTCGAAAGGGTCTCCAGGGTTCGAATCCCTGTCCTTCCTCCATGGCTCTGTAGCTCAGTGGTAGAGCGGTCGGTTGAAGCCCGGCGCGTGGGAGGTTCGATTCCTTCTGGGGCCACCAAGATCGAAAATCGGTGACACAAGTCGAAAAATGGGTATTAAGAAGAAGTTGAAGCGAATCGCGCAGGTGGCAGTTCCCATCGGAACTACTGTGATGGCGGGGACGCCCCTTGCCCCCATTTCACCGATTATCCCCTTCATTGTAAGGGGACTCGAGGCCACCTTTGGGGCCAAGACCGGCGAGACCAAGAAGAAAATCGCCGTGAACATGGCGCTCCAGGTAGCCCGCCAATTGCAGACGGCCGGTGTGCTCCCGGCGCAATTGGACGAGACCGAGCTCGACGAATTGATTGAAGCCGAAGTTGCGGAGATGAATGAGGACGGGTATGAGCCTATCACGCAGGCTCCCCAGGAAAACCTCGCACTCCGGGTTGCTCTGGCCGCTCTCGAGTTGGCGGTACAGAAGCGTGACGGCGAGATTTAGGGTTTTCGCTAAACCTTGGCACAAGTTTAGCAAAAGAGCTTAATGGAGGGTACCGCTGAATGGACGGCAAGCGGTCTTGAAAACCGTGGCGGCACCTCAGTAGGGCCGGGGGTTCGATTCCTCTACTCTCCTCCATTTTTGCCCGTGTAGTTTAACGGTAGAACACCGCTCTTGTAAAGCGGAGGTGGCGGTCCAATCCCGCCCGTGGGCTCCAGATTTGCGCCCGGTTGGTGTAATTGGCAGCATACCGGCTTCCAAACCCGGTGGTCAGGGATCGTGGCCTTGGCTGGGTGCCAAATTCGCGAAGGGCAGTAATGGCAAAATACTGCCTCGGGTGTCCGCGATAGAGCAAAGATGCCCGGCTCAATCATTTGTCTGACGGGTGGAAAAAGACACCGGTCTTTGTCTGAGCATACGACGCTACGTGGCTGCTCCGAGCGGGGTGCCCTCGCTACCTAGGTACCCAGGATTTCTTATGAACATCATTGAGGAAGTACTCGACATTCTCCGGGAGGAAGAGGGCTTCGCCTCCTATCCATACAAGGACAGTGACGGCGGCCTGACAATCGGCTACGGGGCCAACCTGCTACAGGAGCCCCTCACTACAGATGAGGCCGATTTCATTCTCCTGTACCGTGTTGAGAAGCGGGTCAATGGACTGCTCGACCACGTCGACTTTTGGTCCGAGCTACCATTCCCGGCCCGCGTCGTGTTGATCGCGATGGCGTACCAGATGGGCGTCCGCGGTGTACTCGACTTTCGGAAAACGCTCCGGTACATGTACCAGAAGCAGTGGGAGAAGGCCGCGGATGAGATGCTCGATTCGAAGTGGGCGCGCGAAGATAGCCCACGCCGAGCCCGCCGCATGGCCGCCAGGATTAGAGCTTTAGCATCGTAAGCCGAAGTGGACGAGGTGCGTGGTTGCAACCCACGTCTTAGCAGGTTCGAGTCCTGCACGGTGCTCCAGATTTCGAAATGCCCTGTCGTTCAATTGGCAGGACGGCTGACTCTGACTCAGCAAATCATGGTTCGAGTCCATGCAGGGCATCCAATTCGATTCGTGGTGAAATAGGGCATCACGCGAGACTTTGAATCTCGAGTTCCTGGTTCGACCCCAGGCGAGTCGTCCATGCTACAATGGTAACGGAAGGAGAGCGTTCCATGAGTGTTGGAAGTTTCCCGAAAGTTATCGATCAAGCCGTCGAGGTCCTGATTGCGACCGAACAGACGGCTATTTTTGATGGTACCGGCCTTGACGATCTAACGGCAGGCGGCACCACGACAGGCAAAAACCAGATCTTCGAGGTAGAGATTGACGCGGAGGGCACCCCGGACACCTTCAAGTGGCGGGTGAACGGTGGCTCCTACACCCCGACCGTCTCAATCACTGGTGCCGCCCAGACCCTCACAGACGGCTTGACCGTGACCTTTGGCGCGACCACTGGCCACACCCTCGCCGATTCGTGGCGGATCTATGTGTGCGGTAACAAGCTCGGCACCGACCAGAAGGACGTCCTGGTCAAGAAGATCCACGTTACCAACGTCGACGGCTCCAACGCCGCCGAGATCAGTATCAGCCGGGCCAGTGACGGTCTAGCGATTGGTGCGTGGCAGAAAGACATCGGGGCCACCACCACGGCCACTCTTGATTTCTCACCAGAGGGGATGTTGTTCCCAGATGGGATCCTGCTGTCCGCGGAGGCTTCGAGTGACCTCGTTGCCTACGTCATTGCGGCCGAGACCCTCTCATAGTTTGTTGCGGGATAGTGAAGGTGGATTCACGGCGGTCTCATGAGCCGCAGACGCCAGTTCGACTCTGGCTCCCGCCCCCACCCTTCGTTACTGTTACCAACCTCCTATGCTATAATGGTGAAGAGAGGTAGGAATCAGTGTCGACAACGCCCCGAATCTCTAAGTTGAGCGGTACCGTCCAATGGTCTGACGGCGTGAACTTTGACGGCTACGTCAAGGTCGAGGTCGTATTCCCCACCGGCTGGACAAATCTGTTCAAGAAGACCTCCCCCACTGGCACCACTCCCGTGAAACTCCCGGAATGGTGCGTCATTCCAATCGAAGACGGTAGCTTCCTGCAGGAAGTCGGATTGTATTACAATTCCGACATGACTCCTCACAACACGAAGTATCAGGCCACCTACTACGACAAGACCCTCACCCAGGTTGGCGCTACCACCGCGACATTCAGCGTTACGTCCGACACGACGACTCCCCCAATTCCTACTCTCACCGCGCCGGTTGCTCCGGCATAGCCAGGAGAGAGAGATGAGCATGGATAGCATTTTGAAGAAGATGGAGACCGCCCAACTGGCCATCATCTTGTTGGTAATGTTGGTAGGCTTCGGCGTTACTTGGGGAAAGACAGCCGGAGAGATCAATCAGGTGAAAGCAGAGAAAATTGAGATTGTGGCTGAGCTAAAGAAGATCCGAGAAGAGATCGTGCGGCTCCGTATTGAGACCGCGGTGATGAACCAGAAGCTGCAAGACCACATCACAACCAATGGAGAGTAGTGTATGCTGACGAGGACTGACGATGACGTAGCCAAAGTACTGATGATGGACGCTGTAGAATACCAGCGGCACCAGACCCTCCAGTACTTGATCGAACAAGAGCAGAACTGCCCCACCGTCTCCCAGGTGGACGGGGTGGATCTGACCGACCGCGCCCAGCAGATTGGGAGGCCGCTGACGCACATCCAGTTTGAGAAGAAACTGAAGAAGTTGGTGCCCGGCCTTGTATTCAAGGACAGCCCCAATCCGACATTGCGCTCGATCTTTCTCAAGCTCCCGACTGGTCAACTGGAATACATCACATGTCACCCCCGGGGTGTAATTCCGGAGCACTCTATCATGCGGAAAGTCGTCAAGGAAGTGCTGGATCCGGATTTCATGGCCAGCAAGGATAAGAAGATCTCCCGGCCCTCCAGTGAGGATGTACAGAAGGTCGAAGACCCCGAGAGCCCCCTCGGGTTCCGGTATGAGTTCAACCCCGGTGCCAAGCGCGCCGGGATGAAGTACGTCGTGCAGGGGCACGGCGAAGAGGAGCGTGGCTGGCGCACGGTTCTCCTCCGTCTGATTGCCAATGGGCATACGACGGTCGATGCAGTGGAGCGAGAGTTCGGTGCCGATCAAAGGGCCGAATGGGCATTCAACACGAAGAAGAGAGTGGATGCCAAGCCAACTTGGTAAAATAGGAGAGCACTATGGCAGCAACGAGGACTAAGAAATCTGACAGTGATCTTGCAGGAACGGCCGCACTCGTGTCGAACCTGTCACAGAATCCCCAGGCAGCCGCGGATCCCAATCTGTCGGCCCTTGCGGCTATTCTGGCTCGGAAACTGGCCCGGGAAGAGGCCGAGTACGAGCTCCAGGAAGAGCAGCGTAAGGAACAGCAGAGGCAGGGTGCGATGGCCATGGAGACGCGGCGGAAAGCCCAGGCTCAGGCCCAGGATAATTGCCCGCACATGAAGCCTTGGGGAGGGTCGGCGCTGGCCGGTCAACGTACCCACCAGCATGATACGTTGCTCATCTGCCAGTTCTGTGGGAAGCTGTTCGTCGGTGAGACCATTCCGCCTCACCTCCGGGTTCCCGCCGAGCGGGTGGGAGGGCCGCAGAACTAAGGAGTCATCATGGCGTCAACGTACATTCCAAATGAGGCGTTCGAGAAAGCGCGTTCCTACGCCAAGGACATGCCTTTGCGTGAGGTAAAGGTTCGCATTCTTGATCAAGTCAACAAGATGATGTGGATGGCCGCGCCGTGGAGATGGACCATCGGGGATCTGCCGGTCACCACGCTGGCCGCGGACACGTCCGACTACAACATTTCGTTGCCCTCAGACTTTTTGTACGCCACTGACGCCTTCTACACCGACAAAGATGATCAGACTCACCCGCTACTTGTTGAGCCCGCTTTGCCTGCAGATGTCGGCGCGCCCGGCCTACCCTCTCGGATTGCGATTACCGGGACGGCGGGTTCAACAGGTACCCTTCGGATCACGCCGAAGACCGGTACCACCATCGAGAGCCCCGCTCCTGTGATCATCTCCCTGTACAAGAAGACCAGCCCCGTTCTCGCGGAGGACAACGTACACACGGCCGGGCAGCTTAGCCTCCCGGACGAGTGGTTCTGGGTATTCGAGGAGGGGGTCTTGTGGCAGACCTACATTTGGGCGGACGATTCCAGGGCAGGCGGGGCCACGGTCACCGGAGGTAAGATCCAGTACTCCTCACAATACGGCAATTTCATGGCCGGACTCGAGGAGATGAAGTTGCGCGAGAAGCTCCCCGTGATGGAGCCGATGGCCAAAGCTGAAGGAAGCAGGACAAGGGGGTAACATGGCATACACTTGGAACGATCTACTTTCGATGGTTGACCCCGTAGTCCACCGGCTGGTCAAGGACAGACAGGCGGCCACCGTTTGCAATCGGGCGCTGCTCGAGATTTGGGATGAGTACGACTGGCGGGAATCGTTGGCCGAGCACGATCCCTGGTATCTGATCCCGGCCCGGCAAGACTATCCTAGTCCCTTTTCCGCCACGCCATCGGATTTTCGTGGGTTGCGGAAAACTTACCTGATTTATACGGCCGGTGATCCGCCCGTGTATCAACCCCTGAATGTGCTCCGGAATCTGGAGCCCACCCTGGCCATGCGGCTTCCTGAAGCGATTTCGTATGAGCCCAGTATCAGTGGGTACCGGGTCTTCCCCCGGCCGCCCCGTTCGATGGGCAGCCCGGACTGGATGATCGGCGGGACCTACAAGAAGGAGCCCGCCCGTGTTACCAACGGTACTCTGGCAGGCAGCACGCCTTTCGCCGACGACTTCCTCGAGGCGCTACTCCAGGGAATCAAGTGGGCGGCGTTCGACCTAGCTGGAGACCAACGTGCCGGTGGCACCCAGGTCCAGGACAATTTCAAAGTACATACCGGCCAGTATGGGAACTTCATGGCGGCCATCGCAGAGATCGCCGGAGACTATGGCCTGGATGACGGGGACCACAAGGTGTCCCCATCCGAACCACTAGCTGTAACCGGGTATAATGGTGGTGGTTGGCCGGGAGGCTTGTTCAGATAATGGGCTTCATCCCGAGTAGGAAGAAACCACCAATGAAGGTGCTCAATCCACCAAAAGGCGCGCCCCCGGATCTGCGGCTCATGATTATCAGCAAGCGCAAGGAGAAAGACAATGGCGGAGACTCTGAAGGGACTACTCGATAGCGTGAATGCGCATGTGATCATGGCGTGGCTACTACTGGCCGTGCCTGTAATGGCGTGGTCCGGTCTGATCGTCATGCCGGACGAAGCCACCTTCACCCTCTTTGGCCTGGGTGTCGGCAAACTAAACTCAGTCTTCGAGAAAGTCGGAGACGGCAAATAAGGAGCATATATGACTAAGGAAGAAGCAAGAATCCATCTGATCTCCGGCGCAGATCCGGACGATCCCATGACTTGGGAGGCCTACCTCATTTTCTACGGGGAGCGGCACTCTAACGATCCCGAGTTTGACGACGGTGGGGCCAACGATGACCGGATCTACAAGTCGACCCCGCAGACGTTCGACACGGACGCCTATCCCCGGGCCACCTTCGAGACTCCGTTTGGTATGGCGAATAGCTCCCCCTACAAGCTGGACGCAGGGCACTACGCCGACGAAACAACGGCGAACATGTTGGCGGAGAAGCTCGGCGGCGAGACTCGGTGGAAGGAGCCCCCGGCAAGCGGTCCGTTCCAATACCCGGGCTCGTGGTACCTGTCCTTCGGCAAGAAGAAGCTGCTGAACGCGGGTCGCGTGGGTGAAGTCTGGAATCGGGCACGGGAGGACTATGTCCGCCTGATCCGGAACTGGAATCTCAATCTGGGGGCCAATAACCGGGCGGCCGACCCCAGCAAAAACACCCCGGTCGATTTCACGCTCAGAAAGATCAACCTCGAACTCAAGCGCCGGTAACCAACTCTCCTCCCCCACCGCGTTACCAACCCGTGTTACGCTATAATGGTGGGGGAAGGAGTGTATTTTCATGGCCCTTAACACGATGAGTTACGAAGACGCCCTCGCGAGGACGGCGTCTCGCATGGGAGGTACCGGGACCACCCCGATGGGTTACAGTCCTCCTTCCGATCCGCTGGCCCCAGCGTCAGCCCCAACATATCAAACGACTTCAACGCGGACCTCAGGCGACCGCACCGGCCGCACTGCTGGGTCTCCGACTCAGACTGCGATCTCTGCGCCCCAACTGTCTTCAGGCGACGCCCGGCTCCAGCTTATGACCGGGGATCCCACCGATCCGAAGACGTGGGCCGCGTATGAGCAGGTGTACGGCCGGAAGCACACTCTCGATCCGGCCTATTCCGGTGGCGACCCGCTTCAGGCCGAGATTGCCCGCACCACACCGTACACGGACTTCCGCAGCACCAGCCCCCAGGGTTACTACCCGGGTCGGGACGTTGTGGACCGGGCGGCCAACATCGAGGGCGCGGATCTTCAGGGCATGATCAACAACCCGGCCGCCGCTCAGCAGATGGGCTTCCGGGACGTGTCCGAGTTCAATCTGGGTGGTGCGACCGATCCCATGCAGTTTGCCGATGCCCCCACCGGTGAGTGGCTGGCCAAGCAGATGGGTGGCACGTTCGTTCCAGGTGGCCCCGACAATCAGGGTACCTACAACCTGGGAGGGCCGTTCAATCTGCCCACAGCGGGCATGATTCAGATGCCGGACGGCACCATGCACAACGCCGGAATCGTGGCGGATCGGTTCTCCGGGATCCAGCAGGACTACCAGCGCCAGCTTCAGAACTACGAGCGCAACCTTGCCCAGAACCCGAACATCATGGGTACCGGCTTCCTGAGCAAGCCCGGCGATCCGATCCAGATGCTCATGAACAGCCTCGGAGGGCAGCCCATCAGCAACGCGGGCAATGACGCCGGAGGCAACGCCGGGATCCAGAGTGCCCTCTCTCAGGGGCAGAACGCGTACGGCGATCCCCTAGGCCAGGGTGGCCTGGACACCAAGTTCCCGAACGCCCCGGTCAGCCCCGATAATCCGAATATGCACGTAGGTGGCCAGCAGCCCGTCACCGGTTGGCAAGGTCAGACTCCAGTGTGGCCTGGCGGGTCAACGGGCGCTCAGCTACCCAACGGCTACAGTCCCACCAGCCCTGTGCCCGGGTACTATGGTCCGGGAGGTAACACTGGCCAAACGCCAGATGGGTCCGGAGGATGGACAGCCCCCAACACGGGCGGTCTCAACCCGGGCATGGGTGGTGGAGCGAATCCCTACCAGGGACTGCCCGGACAGGGTATGCCCGGTGGGACCAGCCAGTTCGGATGGAACCCAGGTACCGGCGGTGGCGGCGGTGGTGCTGGCGGACAGATGCCCGGCTACACTCAGCCGCAGAACTACTTCCAGCCGATGAACCCGTGGCAGGGTACCCAGAACCCGTTTGATCCGTGGCAGGGGCTCCAGGGCCCCGGTGGTATCAGCGGTCTCGCCCAGCTTCTCGGGAACGTCCAGAGCCTCCGGAACACCGGATACGGCATGTTCGGCGGATGGAACCCGATGACCGGCTTTGGTGGCGGTTTCGGACCGTTCGGCGGCCCATACGGTATGCAGGGTATGTCCCCCTACGGAAGCCTTGGCATGAGCGGCATGGGTCCGTTCGGCGGCGGCCAGATGGGTGGATACAGCCCATTCGGCGGCGGCGGTATGAACAGCATGATGGGAGGCAGCTACGGCGGTGGCTTCGGCGGCGGAATGCCCGGTGGCATGCTGAGCAGCATGCAGGCCTTCAGCCCGTACCAGCGCCCACCCCAGTACGGCGGTTCACCTAGCTCAATGTTCTACGGGATGATGTAAACATGGCGAGAAATCAACAGATGGATGCGCTGGAACTCCAGCGTATGGACCTGCCTTACGACCGAGCAACAGCACCGTTGGCCCCCGACAAGAGATTTTGGAGGGGGCTCAACATGTACGTGTCGCACGGCGGCAGCCTACGGTCGCGGCTTGCGGGGCTCCAGGTGTCGAATACCACCCACTCACAGCGCATCGACCGGCTGTGGGTCTACGAGACGGAAGACACGCCCCCAAACGTGTATTTTGTCGCGTCGATGTACAACGGGACCACGGGATACTGGGAGATTTATTACTTCCGTCCGGGTACCGATACATCCTGGAACCTAGCTCCGGATCTTCGAGGCTTGCGCGACAGCACTGTCCCACATGAAGCGGCCCCATACCAGGGCCGGATGTATATTCGTGCTGTGTCGGCAACCGACAACTACGGCACCGCGATCTTCGACGGCACGGGTGGGTCGCCCAACTTCCATTTCTGGGGATTGCCCGGCCCGACTGCTCCCGCCGCGCTCGTGGGTGCTCTCGATCACTTGAATGGGGCCATCAACGACAGCACCACCACGGTGACCCTGAATGACGCCAGCAATTTCCCAGCCAGCTACCCCTACAATATCACATGCGAATTCGAAGAGATGACGGTTTCGAACAAAGCGGGGAACGTACTTACCGTCACCCGCGGCGCGAATGGTACCACGGCCACCTCCCACGTCGACAACACCGAAGTCGTGTGGCGAAACTGGTCTGCCAGCGATCACCGGGTGGACGTGTATCGGGGATGGAAGTACACCTACGCCTACGTCACCGACACTGATCACATCTCCTCGCGCGCGCCGCTCGAGACCAACCCGGACAGCCTGCCCTCAAACTCGGGTCCTTTCCGGGATCTTGTGCCCGAGTTCACACTCACCGGTCATTCCGACACGACTCGGGTGCCCTATATCAACGTGTACCGGTCGACGGATGGCGGCGGGACCTATTTCTTCCTGGAGCAGGTGGCCAACCCAGGCTCAGGCACCTTCACCTACTACGACCACTCGTTGCTCAGCGGGGCCGCGGGTACCACAGAGAATGACCCCGTGCCCGACCTTGACCTGGACCAGGGCAACATTGCCCCCTCGTTGACTAGCAATGATCCGCCCCCACCGATCAAGGACGGCGAGGTCGGTGTAGACTCCCCGGAGATCGGCACGGCCATCGCGGAGTACGCGGGGCGGCTGTGGTACGGCATTGGAAACCGCGTCTTCTACTCCGGCCGTGAGGAGATCGGAGAAGGGCAGCCGGAGGAGAGCTTCCCCTCAGGCACTTTTGGGAACTTCTTCACGTTCCAGTTCCCGGTGACCAACATCGCCTCGACCGAAGACGCGCTGTACATCTTCACTCTCAAAAAGGTCTATCGCCTGACCGGTACGAACCGCGAGACCTTCAACCCGCGGCCGATGTCCGGCAGCATTGGGTCGCCCTACGGCCATGCCCGCGCGCTGGCCCAATACGAGGACAAGGTGGCCTTCCTGACGCACGACTTCAGGATCGGCATGGTGAGTGGCTCAGGTTACGAAACCTTGAGTGACCCGCTATCAACTGACATTATCGACGCGTCGTCAGGCGGCGCAGAGTTTGAGCTCATGTACTGGAGCGACCTGGAGAAGGAGTATCTATTTGTTTGTGCACATCGGCAGGGAGATACGACACAGTCTCGCCAATGGGTGCTCGATCTCCGGAAGTCCAAGCTGGCGAAGGCTCCCTTCTGGTTCGTGCCGTGGGACATCAAAGCGGTGTCGGCGGCCAGCGACAGGATCGCGGAGGACACGGCCCAGCGCCGGGCCATCTTTGCTATCTGGGATCCCGACAACGAGCAGGGCACCCTCATCCGGCTAGATCCCACCTCGCGGACCGCGGTCGAGATTGAGCCCGATGGTAGCTCCACACGGGCGCTAAACCTATACGTCGAGACCAATCTCAACACGGTGCCTCCGGGCAACCACGTCAACGCACTCAGGGGCCCCGCGATGAATCCGGTTGTGTACGACATCATTCTCGAGCGGACCAAGTTCGCCGGGGACTGCTGCCCCACGATTTCCTACTACCTGGACGATTTCTGGACCGATCCGATCCAGATTCCGGCCCTGCGTACCCCCTCGCGGCACAATGATACCAAGGGATACATCACTCACGTTGGACCGATTAACAAGGCGGCCCACCGAGTTGCGGCCCGGTTCGCCTGGGTGGAGAGTTACGACCTTGTCGAGGTGCATTCGTTCGCGTTCATCTGGACGCCGGAGTCAGGATCAGGACGGTAAACTATGGCGATTGAGCGGAAGCCAGAGAACGAGCAGCTACACGCGCTCGAACGGATGATCAATCCCACGCGGACAGCGGAGGGGCCCATCCTGCCACCACCCGTGCGTGGGTCTATCCGTGTGCCTCTTGTCAAGCGGCTTCAATTGCTCCGGACTCAGACCTACTCAGGGGGTACCCAGTTTACCCTCGTGTGGGATGACCCGGAAGAGTATCGCGACAAAATCAGCCACTTCAACATCTACGTGTTGGGGCTACTGTCCGACAACCAGACCCCGTTCGGGCCCTACACAACCGAGCGGAGCCCCGCCGAGATCCGGGTCATTACCCGGACGGCCGAGCGTGTTACCCTGGTGGTCCAGACCGTTCTGTTCTCAGGTCTGATGTCGGACATGGGGATCAGCCCCTCTGTCTCGGGGGAGACGGTGGCGGCCACCCTGGCCTCGAGCGATTTCCCGGACGAGAGCGTCCCTCTGAGCGCCCTGACCCCGTGGGGTACCGCCGACTATATCCTTGCCGGAAACGGCGCGGGGTCGGCCCCTACGTGGAAATCTCGGGGCACGCTAGATCTAGTCCTTGGCTCGTCTAACCTGACCACGGTGGGCGTGCCGGTGGTAGTCACGGCAAGCGGCGAGGTGGGCCAGCCGCTCGTGACTGACATTGATCACACGGACAGCCCCTACACGGCACTCGGGTCGGATTGGACGATCCAGTGTGACTGCACCACGGCGGCCATCGAAGTTGATCTGCCGACCGCGGTGGGTATTGAGGGGAGGGAACTGACCGTAGTTAAGACGGACGCCTCGTCCAACTATGTTACCATTGACCCAGACGGCAGCGAAACTATCAACGGCGACACGACTGGCGAGATCCAGCAGCAACACGAGTCCTGGACATTTGTCAGCGATGGCGCAAACTGGAGGATTGTTTAAACAATGACCTACATTCCTATCCCCAACCCGCTACCTGTCTCACAGTCCACCGACCCGTGGACTGTAGATGGAACTGTAGGCATCAGTGAAGCCAACCTTGACGCCTTCTCGCGGGTTCGCATGTCCAGCCCGGAGACGATCTTCACCTCCGCGTTCCGGTGGGATCTTCAGTCCTATCTGTGGGACAAGACCGAGACCGCTGGCGGTACGGTCACTCATCTGCCCAACGAAGCCAGCGCCAGCCTCGATGTGACTACGGCCTCCGGCGATCAGGCCCAACTTCGAACACGTGAGTATTTTCGCTACCAGCCCGGCCACTCCCAGCTTGTCTTCATGACCTTCGTGATGGACGCGGCACAGACCAACCTCGACCAGCGTGTGGGGCAGTTTGACGACAACAACGGTGTCTTCCTCGAGCAGACCGACTCGACCATTCAGTTCGTGCGCCGGACCTCGACCTCCGGCAGCCCGGTCGACAATACTGTGGCCAAAGCCTCGTGGAACCTGGACGCACTTGACGGCGGAGGGGCATCCGGCATCACGCTCGACCTGACAAAGGCCC